TAAGAGTTTTTCAATCCACATTCTTTCAGGGATCTCAATAAGAAATTTATCGTTTGCCATTTTGTTCGAAAAGTAAGAATCCAAAACAACCCACTTCTTGGCAACCTTTGGTTGTTTGTCGTGATTATTAATGATGTATTCCGATTGTGCCCGAGTAGGGTAAAACTTTTTGTTTACCTGTAACTTAATCTTGAGATTTAGGATATAGTTGTTCGCTCCTTGATAATTTTCAAGAATAGATATCGCTTTGGATTCTATGGTTATAGTACCACTCATTGAGGTTAATTTAGATGAAAATATCTTAAAATCAAAATCTTCACTATTTTCCCTTTTAAATATAATTATAGATATAGGAATATCAACAATGGAGAAACTAGTTCCAATCACACGCTTAGGTAAATTTTTCGGAGGTGAAGATTACACCTTAGATGTTAATATGGGTCAGGAATGGCTTGAGGGTGATATGAACTTCACTGTTATACTCTATAGAATAGATAGATATAAAACTCTACAGGATGATGTATATGGTGAAGTACCCGAAGGTGGTATTCAGTTTCTTCCACCGATTGAACTAAAAGGATACGTTCAAATTCTTGAACCCACAAATCAACGTTTGGGTAATAGCCGTATTAGACAAGATGAACCAGGTAATATGAGATTTTCTATCTATCAGTCTTATTTGGATCAACTAAATGTTGACATCAACTTTGGTGATTACTTGGGTTATTATGAAACAGAAAGTAAAGTTCGTTACTATTCAGTCTCTGATGATGGTAAGGTTGTTTCCGACAATAAACATACATACGGGGGGTACAAACCGTTCTATCGTTCAGTATTAGCAACACCTGTAAGTAAAAATGAATTCTTTGGTACGTAATGGGATTTCCTAAACAAGTAAAACCAACAATAGATCTTGTCCCACCGAAAACTCTTTCGGCAAGACGACATGAACTGTTGGAATATATTAATAAAGATGGGACTTACTTACCCAAAAGTGTTCTACACGCGGATTTGGATTTAGGTATGCTTGAGTTTGTAAAAAACGAACTAAAGACGACCGTGTCTGGAAAAGACATTAGTGTTATCGATAAAATTATAACAAATCAAAGGTGGTCTCAGTTTACTGAAACTTGGAACTTTAAAGATCCCGATTTCAACGTAGAACTTCCATTTATCACTGTAGTTAGAAGTCCCGAAGTAAAATACGGAACAAATCCTTCAACACAATATACAATCCCTAATCGTAAACAGTTTTACTACGCAACGGTACCAACTTGGAATGGAAATCAAAAGGGTTATGATGTTTATACCATTCCTCAACCAGTTCCTGTAGATATTAACTTTTCTGTGAAAATTCTTTGTAACAGAATGAGAGAATTAAACACTTTTAACAAAAATGTTTTACAAACTTTTTCTTCTCGCCAAGCGTATACTTTCATCAAAGGTCAATACGTTCCGATCATTATGAATAATTTGACAGACGAGTCTGTTATCGACCTCGACAAAAGAAACTATTACATGCAAAGTTATGATTTTACGATGTTAGGATACCTTATTGATGAAGAAGAGTTCCAAGTAAAACCCGCTGTTGCAAGAGTTTTACAAATGTTTGAGGTTGATGTTAATGTAAAACAAGGAAGACGAAATGAGTTTTTTCCACCAAATCCTGATGAATTTGAGTATCGTTTATACTACACACCAACCAATGATACTCTAATTGATGACTCGGTGGAATACACTGTAAATCTTACATTAATTTCCTCTGATAACGTGGAAACTTGGGATGTGACTATCAATGGTGATTATTATGGGTCTGATCTTGAAAGAATACAATTGAACACAAATGATCTTCTCAGGGTAAGTATTACAAAAATCGATGAGGGTGAGGAGGCGACAATCCTATACCAAGGAAAACTACTTTAATCTTCCCCGTAGATATCTTTAATTTCCTGTTTCTTAGTGGGGATCTGTTTTGGTGTATTAACATTGGAACAGGTTTCTAAAATTAGGTTTTCTAAGAATCTATAAATCTTAATACCTTTCTTGTCACAATAACTTTTTAAAACTTCGTGGACATCAACTGAAATTTTAAGATTTTTTACTTGGCGATCTTTCTGAGACATAAAGATAAAAAAGGCAGAAAATAAGGCGCCTATATATTAATACATATTAAGAAGTAAAGTTTTTTGTGTTAATATCAAATATTTATGATTAATAAATAAATCCGAATAAGAAAAAACTAAACTATGTTCTTTCAAGTAACAAATCAAGTTAACCAAAAGGTATTCGTATCACCTGGTGTATACACTTCAGAAACTGACCTTTCTTTTGTGGCACAGAGTGTTGGAGTAACAACCTTAGGATTGGTTGGCGAAACTCTTAAAGGTCCGGCTTTCGAACCTATTTTTATAACAAACTACGATGAGTTCCAAACTTATTTTGGTGGAACCGTTCCTGAAAAATTTATTGGAACTCAAATCCCCAAGTATGAAGCAGCCTACATCGCTAAAGCATATCTCCAACAGTCTAACCAACTTTTTGTAACAAGAATTTTAGGTCTTAGCGGATATGACGCGGGTCCATCTTGGTCTATCCGTGTAACTGCGAATCCTGATTGTGAAACTATCGATATTGATACTGTGGCATCATCAATACCATTTACCGTGAATTTCTCAGGTAGTTCAACAGGAGGAACAAACTCATTTAGTTTTACCACATCGGCACCTGCAATCATAGGTGTTAACTCAGGTACAACATATACACTTAATGATGGTTCTACATCTACCATTGCGGCTGATTTGTATTCTTTTGCAAGAAGTGTATCAGGTAACACGGCAATCTCAGGTAACACATCTGTAGTCTACGGTTCTTTACCAAGTGCAGATTACTTGGCACTGTTTGGTGCATATCCAAACTTGAACAACGTGTATGGGGTTGATAATTTGAATCTTGAGAACAACGAACTTTGTGATGGTATTAACGATCCATGGTTTTATGCAAACTTTGATTTTTCGGGATCATCTGAAATTTATTCGGGTTACTCAATGAATGCTCAAATCACAAACTATTTCACAGGAGCATCCAACACTTTTGCAGGAACTTTATCAGGTGAAATTTTCATTTACAGTGCAACACCCTACACCCAATACCAAAACTTGGTGGTTGCAACAATGAGATCAAGAGGTATCTCTGAATATTCTGCGTTACAACATGGTCCTCAATATCAAGTGACAGGTCTCACTGATGTTCAGATGATTTGCACGGGTCCTTACTCAGCGGTTAATTCTAATCCTTACGCAACTTTCCAAATTTCAGGTGTAACATATCTTGGTCAAGACTTTAGTTTTGACGTATCTATGGGTCTTGGTGATTCTAACTACATTTCTAAAGTACTTGGTATTTCTAACTTTAATAAATCGAGATTCGAAGTTCCTCTCTTTGTTGAGGAGGTTTTCCCTGGTTTATTAAACTATGGTTATAATAAGAGTTACATCAGAGGTCTAAACTGTGATTTGGTTTCATTACCCGAAGCACGTGTCAAACAATCAACAACATCTATTGCTTGGTATCTTGAACAATATCAAACACCGATCACTCCTTGGGTTGTTTCTGAACTTAGAGGTAATAAAGTATTTGACTTGTTCAGATTTAGAACCATTTCTGATGGTAACTCAGCTAACACAGAGGTAAAAATTTCTATAGCAAACATTTCTTTCGCAAATCAAACTTTTGATGTCTTAGTTCGTGATTTCTTCGACACAGATGCAAACCCTGTTGTTTATGAAAAATATACTAACTGTACATTAGACATAGGGTCAAATAGTTTTGTTGGTAAAAAAATCGGTTCGTTTGATGGTGAATATCCTTTAGTTTCTACATTTGTAATGGTAGAAATGTCTGATGAGGCACCAATCGATGCATTACCTTGTGGGTTCCGTGGTTTGGAAAACAGAGTGTACGGTAGTGTTTCAAACCCTTCACCATTTGCAATAATTAAGAATGAGTATTATTTTCCAGGACAAGTTATTTGGGATCCTCCTTTCGGTTCTCCTTACGGTGTCAATCAAGTAACATCTAACGGTGATGTTGTTAGAAGAACTTATCTTGGTATTTCTTCTCAGTTTGGTGTTGACTCAGATCTTGTTCAATACAAAGGAAGACAAAATCCTGTAACTGACTGGAACACTGCGACAACATCTATTCCATGGAACTACCAAACTCAAGGTTTCCACATGGACTCAGGTGCAACGGTTATTACTATTGGTAACTTACAGGCAACAAGTGGAACACCCGCGTTTATTTGTGGTGTTGCTAACTTTAATGCTGAACCAGCAACGCAAGAAAACCCATACTATTTCTTGTATTCTCGTAAGTTCTCATTTGTTTTCCAAGGTGGATTTGATGGATGGGATGCTTACAGAACATTTAGAACTAACCAAGACAGATTCGCGTTAGGTGCGAGTGGTTTCCTACAAGGATCGACTCAAACTCAGAGATACCCAACGGCTAGTGGTGATGGTACATTCAAACGAATCGTAGTCGCTAACAATACTCAAGATTTTGCAAACACTGACTACTACGCATACTTGTTAGGTATTCTTTCTTTCAATAACCCCGAATCTACAAACATTAACGTGTTTGCAACACCAGGTATTGACTATGTAAACAACAGTAACTTAGTTGAGTTGGCTATTGGTATGGTAGAAAATGAAAGAGCGGATTCTGTTTATATAGCAACAACACCTGACTATAACATGTACACGGCAGATGCAGGTAGTCAGTATGAAATCATCTATCCTCAACAATCCGTAGATAACTTGGATCAAACCGGTATTGATTCTTCTTACACGGCAACATACTATCCTTGGATTTTAGAACGTGATACGGTAAACAACACTCAGATCTATATCCCAGCAACAGGACAAGTTTGTAGAAACTTGGCACTTACAGATAACATTTCTTTCCCATGGTTCGCATCTGCGGGTTACACAAGAGGTCTTGTTAACTCTGTGAAGGCAAGATTAAAGTTGACTCAGGAAGATAGAGACACATTGTATCAAGGTCGTATCAACCCGATCGCAACATTCTCTGACGTGGGTACGGTTATTTGGGGTAACAAAACACTTCAAATCAGAGACACCGCATTGAATAGACTTAATGTTAGACGTCTTCTTCTACAAGCAAGAAAACTTATTTCAGCTGTGGCGGTAAGATTATTGTTCGAACAGAATGACGAGATTGTTAGACAACAGTTCTTGGATTCGGTGAACCCAATCTTGGATGCTATCAGAAGAGATAGAGGTTTATACGACTTCCGTGTTACTGTGGCTTCTACACCTGAAGATTTGGATAGAAACACTTTGACAGGTAAGATCTACTTAAAACCAACGAAAGCACTTGAATTCATCGATATTGAGTTCTTGATCACTCCAACAGGAGCATCTTTCGAAAATATTTAATATATTTGGGGGGTGGTAACACCCCCCTTTTTAGCCAAAAACAAAAATGAAAACAAGACTCTTAGAAAAAATAGTTGACGGAACACCTGATCTAAAATACTACGCGTTTGATTGGGATGACAATATTGTTCATATGCCAACTAAGATTTATGCCCTTACAGATGAAGGTGAAGAAATCGGTATTTCAACTGAAGATTTTGCTCTTGTGAGAGATAAACTTGGTGAACAACCATTCATCTACAAAGGGGATACTGTTGTCGAATACTCTTCAGACCCGTTTAGGGATTTTACTGTAAAGGGAGATAAAGATTTTTTGATTGATTCATTAAGATCAAACCCGGGACCGGCGTGGAGTGATTTTCTGGAAGCCGTAAATAACGGGTCTATTTTTGCGATAATCACCGCGAGAGGTCACAACCCAAACACCATTAAACAAGCCATCTATAATATGATCATCAAAAACTATGAGGGATTAAACAAAGATGAGCTTGTAAAAAACCTCAAGAAATATCGTGAGTTTGCGGGTGAAGATGAAATGGATGAAACAGAACTTATTAAATCTTACTTAGAAATGAATAAGTACCACCCTGTAAGTTTTGGTGAAGAGAAAGGTGCTGCGAAACCTGAAGAGTTAAAGGTAAGGGCGATGGAAGATTTTGTTCTTTATGTTAAAGGAATGGCATCTTTATTACAAAAGAAAGCATTTTTAAAGAAAGATTTAGGATTTAAATTTGCTCCAGTTAAAATGCCAACTATAGGCTTTTCAGATGATGATGAACGCAATGTAGAAGCTATGAAGCAACATTTTGAAAAACTAGATGAACCAATTAAAACATACTCTACTAAAGGAGGAATAAAAAAAGAATACTAGATAAGTGCCTAGTTAAGATATAAAATTTTTGAAAATTAAGTAAAGAGAAAATTTTTCACTAACTCACTATTTATAGTAAAGATAAAAAAGTAAAAGAAAGAAAATACCATGGCAGATTTACTAATGAAAATGCCCATACCCTATGAACCCAAAAGACAAAACAGGTTCATCTTGAGATTCCCCTCGAATTTGGGTATTAATGAGTGGTTTGTAGAATCAACTGCACGTCCACACATCAGAATTGGGTCAACCGAAATCCAATTCTTAAACACGTCAACATACGTTGCCGGTAGATTTAATTGGGAACCTATTCCCGTCACATTCCGTGATCCTATTGGTCCTTCAGCGGCTCAGGCACTTATGGAATGGGTTCGTCTACACGCAGAATCTGTGACAGGTCGTATGGGTTATGCTGCGGGTTATAAAAAAGACATCGACTTAGAGATGTTAGACCCAACAGGTGTTGTTGTCGAAAAATGGATAATGTATGGTACTTTCTTGACTGACGTTAACTTCAATCAGTTGTCTTATAGTCAAGACAACTTGGCAACGATTACAGCAAGTTTGAGAATGGATCGTTGTGTGTTAATTTACTAATAGTCTTTACAAATCTTTAAAACAAAATATTTTTAACCGTAGAGCTAAACTCTACGGTTTTTTTATGGATCAAAATACACAACAATACTCACAACAGGATTTCTCTGTTCCACACGACGTGGTTACTTTACCATCGGGTGGA